TCGAGCCCATACTTGTCGAGACGCCCTTTGTCAGCGGGTTAGGCTTCGGCGGGACCATTGACTTATACGGAAAAGTGGATGGCGAGCTGGCTCTGGTAGATTTCAAGACCGGGAGTGGAATCTATGACGAGATGTTTTTCCAGCTGGCCGCTTATAAATTACTCCTAGAGCAGAACGGCCACGAAATTAAGACCTGCCGGATCCTCCGCATCGGCCGGGATGACAAGGAGGGCTTCGAGGAGCGCGTGCTGGAGGACTTGTCTTTACACTTAAAGGTATTTTTAAACTGCCTGGAAATATACAGATTAAAGAGGGAGATAAAAGGGAAATGAATATATCTGGCTACCCTGCACCAAGCGACAGGGCTCCAAAGCGGAAATAATAGCTATTATAATGCCGCTGGCGCTGCTGAAAACAAGCTAAGCTGAGGGGGCTATTAGCCAGACAAAAGTCCTTGCTGGTAGTAGACATGGAATGCTACGACAAAGGCGAGTCCTGTCACATAGTGTTTGCAAGCTCTATGTTTCTACGGTTCGATTCCGTAGCCAGCAAGGACAAAATAAATCAAGGAGTGAATATGAAGTGCTATCAGTGTCACCATGAATGGGAAACTAAACTAAAAGAGGGCTTGCCGAAAGTATGTCCGGACTGCCAGAGGGATTGGCGGGCACCAACCTTAATAGGGCGGTTCAAGGGAGCCCGGGACGGCTTCCTGCAGAAACCCAAGCCGTTCAGGGAGATTAAATTCGGCCCGGCAAAGCCCATGACACCGGCGGAAAACAAAGAATACCATGAGGCGATAGAAGGCAATTAACATAGTCAACTGTAGAATTCAGGAACCATCGATAGAACAATGCTTAAATTGTTCTCGTAAGGTTTGCATTGAAGATTTAAGAAATAAACTCCCCCGCTTGGGAGATAGGCATAATGAGATACGGGGTAAATACAAAGAAGGATTTACTTACAGTCGCCTAGCAGAGATGTATGAAATTACCGAGCGATCAATAAGGCGGATTGTTCAATGCGTATAGTTGCCAACGTACCAGCAGAGCCGTATCTGCGCGGAGTACAACGGAAGCGCCATAAGACACTACATGGCAACTGGGCGCTTAAAGATAAAGAGTTAGATGTCGACATCAACACGGAATTATTTTACCCAATAGAGGGCACGGAGCCGTTGGAGTTATGGGGGAATAATGGAGCAAATTAAATAATGAAATCTGACAATAGGTGTGATTTTTGCGGCACAATACAAGGTGGTATGTCCCATCATATCTTGCCATTAGACAAAGATTACATATTATGTTGTAACTGCACAAGCAATTTATTTTGGCTTCAAGTACACAAGTGGTGGTTTAGCCCGTATGATCCCAACCCTAATAAAAACACAGAGAGTTATGCTAAACAATTTATTCCATACAAAATAAAGTGGGCTGTATGGAAAAGAGATAGTTTTAAATGCAAACAATGTGGTACACAGGAAAATTTGTCTATTGATCATATATTACCAGAATGTATGGGCGGGAAACTGGAATTAGATAATTTACAAACACTATGCCGATCTTGTAATTCCAAAAAGGGTACTAAATATAGTAAAGAATGGCTAAACGAGAAGGTTAAATATGGCCAGACCGATTAAACAGGGGCTAGATTATTTCCCCCATGATACGGATGCCTCCAGTGATCCAAAACTGGAGCCTCTTATTATTCTATACGGTGCCCGGGGGTATGCTTTCTATTTTATGCACCTTGAATACATCTATAAATGTGAAGATTTAACGCTGGACATTTCTGACGCAGAAACTAGGCAGATATTCTGCAGAAAACTAGCAGTAACTGAGCAGGAATATGACCAGATATTAAAAAGTGCGCTAAAACATGGGTGTTTTAATAAGGATATTTACACCGAAAAGGGGTGTTTAACCAGCAACGGAGTACAAAAAAGAGCCAGTGTAGTGGTAGAAAAAAGGGAGAAAATGAGGGCATTATACGATGCTAAAAGGATTTCTGCCGCAGAAACTAGGGAAGAAACTACCCAAGAAACCTATCCAGAAACCCCACAAAGTAAAGTAAAGAAAAGTAAAGTAAAAAAAGAAATATATAAAGAAAGGTATGGACAATTTAATAATGTCCTCTTATCAGCAGAAGAGATTGAAAAAATTAAAGAGAAGTTTCCCTTTGATTTTAAGGAAAGAATAGAACGTCTCAGCGAATATATTGAGCAGATAGGGCAAAGAAGAGCCGCGAAGTATGCTTCTCACTATGCCACTATTCTAAGCTGGTCACGAAAAGACAATAAGCCCGCCTTTGATCCCGGCTCAGACAATAACCCCAGCAGGGTAAAGTTCAATGATTGAGGTATAAAGAGGGGAATGATTTATTATACAGAGCCTAATACAACACTTTATCAGGGGCATGTACTTGATGTGCTAAAAGAACTGCCGCCTGAGAGTGTGGACTGCTGCATAACCTCTCCGCCATACTGGGGTTTAAGGTCATATAAAACCGAGCCGATAGTATGGGGCAATGGCCATTGTGAGCACGAGTGGGATGATGGTATCCCAAGAGCTGGCTATCGTAGTAACGACTCAAATCCTGGCCATCTACAAAGTATAGCCACACAAAATAGAAACGAAACTACAACAAACTTCTGCCTCCGCTGCCATGCCTGGCGTGGTGAGCTTGGCCTCGAACCCACGATAGAACTCTATATCTCCCACTTGATACAGATATTTGATGAATGTAAAAGGGTCTTAAAGAAATCAGGAACGCTTTTTGTCAATTTGGCTGACTCTTATTCTAACAGTGGCGGCGCGCATCTACCTACTCATAAAAACCCAGGAATATCTAAATCCGCATCGAGAAACGGCGTGCAGCGTGAATGGCCAGATAATCTAGTCCCCGCCAAGTCCCTTTGTCTTATACCAGAACGCTTTGTAATAGGCATGGTAGAGCATGGCTGGATATGCAGGAATGACATCATCTGGTACAAGGCCAATCCCATGCCAGAATCAGTCAAGGATAGATTTACAGGTACTTATGAGCACGTGTATTTCTTTGTTAAGAGTAAGAAGTATTGGTTTGAGCAGCAGTTTGAGCCTATATTACAGCAATCATTAGAACGATTACAGAGAAACCATTTTACAGACTATGACCCGAATTACCCAAATCAGCAACCACAAAAACTACATAAAGGCGAGAGGCTAACCAAAGAACAGGCTGAACAAATAAATGGCCGTAACAAGCGTGATGTCTGGGAGATAAATACGCAACCATATCCTGAAGCCCACTTCGCCACCTTCCCAGAGGATTTAGTAACTACACCAATTCTAGCAGGCTGCCCGTCTATGATATGTAAGAAGTGCGGGAAGGCACGAGAGCCAATCTATGTCCGCAAGCCTATGGTTATTAAAAAGACTGAGGGCTATGCCGAAGCGTCAGGGAACAGAACCGCAACAGCTGGCACGATGTTAGAACCCGCCGAAGCTACCCTAAAAGGCTATTCAGACTGTGGCTGTGGTGCTGGCTGGGCTCCAGGTACAGTCATGGACATCTTTGCTGGCTCAGGCACTACCCTGGCTGTTGCCAAAAAACTAAACAGAAAAAGTATCGGCATTGAATTAAACCCGAACTATTGTAAGTTATGTGTTCAAAGATTATCTGAGATACCGATACCAATGGAGTTAGCGTGTTGACAGAACGTATGCCGCCCTATGCGGAAGATGCTGAAAAGGCCGTAGTCGGTTCGCTTTTAATAGACGGCGAAGCGATATTTGAAATTGATCTCAACCCCAATGACTTTTTTACGGATCAGAATAAATTGGTATTCGAGTCCTGCCAGAACCTTTTTAAAAAACAGGTCGGAATAAACCAGATCACGGTAGCCAGAGATTTGGCGCAAAGGGATAAGCTGGAGGAAATAGGCGGCGCTGCGTATCTTTCAAGGCTTGTCGCGGAAGTGCCAACCTCGGCGCATATTGTTTACTACGCTGAGATTGTGCGTAACCTGCAAAATAAGCGGCTTCTTATCTCTTTAGGACAATCCATTATGGAGGATGGTTATAATGCGGCCACCGCCGATACAGCCGTCCAGGAGAGCATTAGAAAACTCTTAGACTTCCAGACAAAGAACATGAAAACGGGGCTGGCTCCAATTAAAGACATAGCCCATGATTGCGCTGGTGAAGTGTTGGAGTGGATTGAGGGAGCCAGAACAATTCAGGGATATTCGACTGGCTTTAAAAATCTTGATAAACGGATTGATGGCTTTCAGAAGTCTAAACTTTATGTGATAGCCGCCCGTCCGTCCATGGGGAAAACCCAGTTGTTCTTAAATATGGCAAGGCACCAGGCTAGACAGGGATTAAAGATAGCCATTTACTCACTGGAGCAGTCAAGGAAAAGCATACTGGAACGCATGGTATTTGCCGAGGCTAATCTGAATCGCTATCAGATGCCAAGATCAGATCAGGAAACTCAAAGGAAATTCTGGGACAAATGGGCAGAGCTGGCGATGTTGCCAATCCAGGTAAACGATGCCAACAGGATACAGACTGCCTCTGCCATGACTGAAGTAATGGCCATGTCCAAAACTCAAGGCGTGGATATTATGTACTTTGATTATATTAACCTGGCTGGCGACATGGATGATAGCGAGGTAAAAAGAATAGGGCAGATAATTGACAACCTGCGGGTGACGGCCAGGACGGTAAATATACCAGTTGTGGCGGTGTCGCAGCTCAACCGGGGCCCGGAAGCGCGCAAAGACAAACGGCCTGTAACCGCCGATCTCAGGGATTCCGGGGTAATTGAGCAGGTGGCCGATGTAATCATGTTTCTTTACAGGGACGAGTTTTATTACAAGGACTTTTCCTTTGGTGATGACGGCAGGAAAGTACCCGTCAAAAGGAACTCGTTAGAAGTGATTATTGACAAGAACAGGGAAGGCCCCCGGGGGACAAGCGAGTTATTTTATAATGCCGAGACGGGATTTATGGGGGATATGGCGTGAAGCCTTATTATCAAGACCGCTGGGTACAGATATTTTTGGGAGATTGTCGTGAAATCCTACCTCAATTAGATGTTAAGGTAGATTTAGTATTGACTGACCCGCCGTTTCTTGTCTTATTTGGTACTACTGAAACCAAAAACGAATTAGGTAATTATACAATTATGGAAGGTTGGTTTAATGACCAGTTGCGATTATGGAATCCTTGTATAAAGCCTGCGGGTAATTTGGTTTTACTTTGTGATTGGCGAACATATCCTAGTTTCTGGAGGGTGGCATTACAAAACTCTATCATACCTAGAAACATGGTGGTATGGATTCACAATGCAGCTAGACATTGGCATATGTTCAGATATTGTCATCAATTAGCATTGGTGGCACAAAAACCTCCGACATCACCTACTGATTGCCCTAGCGGAAAATTATTCGATTATTGGATTGAGGATAATGTTAAGACGCTAGACCGTGACCACCCAACAGAAAAGCCAGAGGGATATCTGGGTTATCTTATTACAACAGCAACAAAAGAAAATAATCTAATCCTTGACCCCTTTCTCGGTTCGGGTACGACCTGTTATTGTGCAAAGAAACTAAATCGCTACTCAATAGGTATAGAAATAGAGGAAAAGTATTGTGAGATAGCCGCTAAAAGATGTAGTCAAGAGGTCATGGAGTTAGCGTTATGAGGATCCTAGCCCGCCAGCTCTGCCGTATTATCTGCGATCATGACAATTTATGGAACTGGTACGAGTTATTTAAGTATGGCTATACGCTAGACATGGCCTTATGGTTAGCCAAACAGTGGGGCTATCCCACGTCACCAGTAATGGAAGGCTGGAAGGAGTTCAATGGCATTTAAAGAAGAATTTAAAAGCTGGTTAGTGGAGTACATGGTAACGCCTGAGTCTATGGATTTAACCGACATGATAGCGGAGGCGGCGGACGTTATTCACCTGAGGCACAAAGCCCAGGATATTAAATCTATCTATAAACAGGCGTACGAGGATGCAGTACCGGTAGTCGCCCGCATCTATTCTACGATTTATGATTACGCGGTCAAGAATACGGAGGGGAATAAATGAAAGACTGGTTACTAACACCAACGGAAATAAACATTGTCGGGAGTGCAACTGTTAAGCGAGTTAAAACTCAGCCAGATCCTGATTGCTATGAAGCTGAATTAACTGACGCAATAGCTAAAGCCGCAGTATCAAAAGTAGTAAAGCTACTGAATGAGCCATGCACCGATGATACGCATAAACCAGATGGCTATTTTAGAACGGCACGAAGATTATGTCCTGTCTGTATGAAAGAACTAGAGGAGGCCACAAAGTGAAATGGTTTAATGGGAAGATACCTGATTTAGTGTCAACATTATCTTATTTACTAGGCAAGTATCACGGATTGGGTTTGTATAATAACTATCCTGACAATTTTAATAACCTTATTCCTGAATTTGCAAAGGAATTAGAGCAGTCTATCCTCTCACAGATGGTAGAGGTAGATGCCTTGAAATTATACTTCATTATGAAAGATTGGGATAGGCTTGAAGAGAAACCACTGCTTGAGGATTATCTTAAATCTAAACTAGGAGGAAAATAGATATGCAGGCTAAGATTAAAATATCAAGGGTAATTAAATACGTTGCTCATTATTGCAAAGCTTGTAATTTAGATAAACCTCCAAAGGTATGTGAGGGTGAGATTGTTAATGACGAGATTAAATGGGCTATTTTTGGCGGGATGTATAGGATGTCTTATTGTCCCTTTTGTGGTGGAGAACTACCAAAATACTACGGCAAAATCAATAAACTGGAGGTAAGGGAATGAAACTAATTGATGTAATTTGGGTATTTGTCATGGGTTGTGCATTTGTTAGTTCTGTGGCACTTGCCGTTGACCATTGTATCCCGCCCAAAATCTCCGTACATTATGATGAGAGCAAAAATATTGTCGAGATTTATACTAAACACATTAACCCTATATTATTGAGAGATGCGAAGATAATTATTTATGATGAAGCTGGCAAAATAATAAAATGGGAGAGATGGTATGAAACTAATTAGCGATGAGGAAATGTTTAACAAGGATAATCTACAAAGGCAGGTGGACAAAATCAAGTCACGGTCTAGCTGGGCAATATATGTAATTCAAGAGGAAGTTAAAAGAGTAGCCCAAGCCCAGCTAGACGCTGACCTTAAAGACCACATTTTAGAAACAGACAGAGTTGTGCAGGCAGAGAGGGAGAGGACAGCACAATTAGTTGATAGTGAGTTTAATTCCTTGATTGATACCCTTGCACCTAAAGGAACAGAGGAAGCATTGCGCCAAAATGCAGAGGAATTAGTAGCTAAGATAAGGGAGGGAATTTATTAGAAGATGGATAGCAAACTGACAGCAGAGGAAATAAAAGAACATGAATACACATTACATACTGGATACAATGACGTAGAGTACAAAGATACTTATACTCGTGTTGGTAATTTACTTGAAGCCCAGCGTCATAAAATCCATGAGTGGGGAAATGAGAATTGCCCGCATATAGATATTGGTATTTTTAGCAAAGCCAAGAAGCGTGAGTGTCCTCTTTGCTGGGAGGAATTAGAGGGGTAGAATGAAACCAGAATTAGGTTTAATAACACACGATATGCTAGTTCAAAGAGCCGTGAAATGGCTTGAGGGTAAAAAATGTGGTGTTGTATTGTCAGAATATCACTGTTTTACAGAGGAAATTCCTGATGTTATTGGTTTTTATAATCGGTATTCTATTGTGATTGAATGTAAGGTTAGTCGGCAGGATTTTAAATCCGATAAACACAAGCCCCATAGGAATGGTAGTAATTCTATGGGTAATTATCGCTATTATTTAACTCTACCGCACATAGCATGTAAGGAAGATTTGCCTACTAGCGGTTGGGGATTACTGTATGCAACGGACAAAAAGATAATAGAAATAGTTAAGCCGCAACGCTACAGTAATGATGTTGTTAGGTGTGCTGAATGGCCGATTCTTTATTCAGTAGTAAGAAGATTAAAATTACGTGGGCATCTAAGTGATATTCAAAAGCCGCTGTAGTCATGGATTTTAGAGTGACCAATCAAGGGGAATAGAGAGTGAAAAGAACTGGTAAAGGAGAGAGATATGAGCTATCAACTTCTGAAATGCGATAGTAAGGGCTTTAAATATAACTGGGCATCTCATAATAATGAACCCTGCGATGCCTTTTATGCTGGCTGCTGTTTAAAATCCTCATCGTGTGGAAATCAAGTTGTAGTTATAGAACCTATCTGCGGCAGAGAGTGGACTGAAAAACATGAAAACGAACATGCTGATTTTATACCTAGTATTGAGATAACCTGCGGAGATCACAGGATTACATATCGAGGCGAGATTAAAAAGGGCGAACTGAAAAAGGTTTTGAGGGGTAAACTCTAAAAGACTGGTACTGGGAGAAATAATGGAACTAACAGAAAAGGAAAAGAAACTCATCGCCGAGCTGCGGAAAATCCAGTATGGCCAGATTACTATTTACCAGGAGGGCGGCCAGCCGGTGAGGATTGAACGAGTGAAGGAGAGTATAAAGCTATGAATGGACAGGATGAGTTATTTTGTAAATGCGGCCGTTCTAGTAAAAAATATAGTGGTTTTATCCTTGTGGAGGATGTTAATGATAAGCATTCTTCATTTGTATGTATATTTTGCGCGGGCAATGTTGAATCTGGATCATCAGATGCCATTGTCAGATTTGGGACTATTTATGGTAACGAAACGGAAAGTATAGAGCTATGAAGCCAGGTATCCATGTCATGGTCTTCCACTGGGAATGTACCGCGCCGGAGAACATAGGCTGCGACATGTGGGCATGTGACCCCAAAATCTGTAAGCAATGTGAATACTATAAGGAGACAATGCCAGAGATAGATTAACTTAATCCAGCCTGACTGAACAGCAGAGGGCGCTTACCCGTAAAGGGTGGCGCCTTTTTTATTGGAGAAAAATGGGAATAGGAAAAGTTAAATTAAGAAAGGCAGACAGATTATTTACACAGTACATAAGAATTTTATTTAAATATACTTGTCAAAGATGCGGGAGAGTTTATTCCCCGGATGGTGATCTGCACAATCTGGGTGTCTCACATTATTTCTCCCGCCGGCATGAAAGCGTCCGCTTTGATGTAGACAATGTAACGCTGCTCTGCAGTCTGCCATGCCACTATCTCTGGGAGCATGAGGACAGGCTCGATTATATCCATTATATGGTCAAGCGCCTGGGCAAAGAGAGGTTCAAAGCATTACAAGTCCGCGCTAATACAACCCAAAAAAAGGATGACAAACTGGTAGAAATTTATCTCAAAGCCAAGTTAAAGGAACTATGACAACTATGAGGAGATTTCAAAGATTATGTCTCAGAAACCAATATCACATAATGAAGCGAAAGGAGGGTAACATGGACGAAAAGACTTTACAGCAGTGCATAGTTGAAGCAGGGCGGTTCATACTAAAGGCGAACAAGGCAATAGAACGGTTAAAGGCAGATAAGTATGCTTCTATTATTGGCGCTAAAGAGACGGCGGCAGCCAGACGTGCCAGTATGGACTTAACGCGGGCCCTGGCTGATTTAAGACAAGGGAGATAGAATTGCGAATAATCTACACTGAGCAGGGGATAAAGGTACAGGATAACCCCGAAAGACGGGAGATTGAATTAGTTTACCATCGCAAGAAGTGTACCTGGTGTGGAGAAAAGCTAATCATTCAGGACTGGAACTCCAAAGTAAAAGGTTTAGTCTGCGCCAACACTAAATGTATCAAGTGGTATCAACCCCAGGGAAGTATAAGGAAAATAAGGAGGCCGGATGATTATAGAGAAGAAAGGTTTCTACAAGCCGTCAGAGATAGTTTATAACCGTTACCAGTTGACTACTTTTCTACTCCCTAATTTGTCGTTACTGTTATCTGGGGATTGGCCGAGGGAATCGACGGGATATACAAATACTGATTATCCCTCACCTTATCGCCCTTCAGTTGCGTATTATTGTAACGCTATAGACATCAGCGCCGAAATCGACGTGCGCCTTAAAATGATAGGCGATGAGTCGGACTTATTAATTCAACTCTATGAAACCTACGACTTAGCCAGGGAAACAGGCACATGGTTAGATTGGGATAATACCTTGAAGGCCTATAATGAAGCATCCAAGCGTTGGCATATTACCCCAGAAAGGGCAATCAGGAGAGCTAATAAAATGCTGCGTTACATATCTGGAGTTCGCCGCCCAGAAGTAAATTACGAAACGTGGAAGCGTAACGGACAGAATAAACACCCAGTTTATAACCTGATAAGTTCTGTGCTTGAATGTGTTTTTAGCACGTGACCCCTTGACATTAACGATTTGACAGATACATATTTTTAGTGATACGATTGTAATAATTACTACAGGTGCGCCGTACAGGCGCATTTTCTATTTATGGACTATCTAACACCCAACTGCGCCCAGTGTAAAACTTTCCTTGACCGTTACAACTATATTGAGGTCAACTCGTCCCGGGAGGACAGGACGCTGGAGTTCTGTTCCTGGGCGTGCGTGAGGAAGTACGCCGACAGGAAACTACTCGAGGACGCAGTAAAGAAGCTAGACCATCCTATTTGAAATGAACGCAGGACTGACTTTATATGCCACGTCGAAACACCAGAATAACAGAAGAAGAAAAGAATAAAGCATTAGAAACATATAGTAAGTTGGGCAACTTAACAGCAGCAGCACAGATAGCTCATGTAAGCAGAGAGACTCTATATGCAGAGATGAGGCGTAGTAAAGCCTTTAAGCAATCTATGGAGCGGGCATACGAGGAGTACTGCGACAAGTGGGAGCTTATCCTAGAGAAGCGTGCACAGGAGCCTAAAGCTGATCTATTACTTATGTTTAAGATGAAAGCTATGATGCCGGATAAATATAGGGAGAAGATAGACCATAAAGTTGACTCCAATATTAAGATAATAACAGGTATACCACGCCCTGAAGTAACCTCGTCAGGTATCCAAACAGAGCAATTACCTGCGCCTGTAAAGAGTAACGCTGATTAAACTTTATATATGAATAAAATCTGTCCAGTTTGTCTTAAAGAGTATGAGCCACTAGGAGACTTGCAACTCTATTGCTCCAGGGAATGTTACATTAACAGGCGTAACAGGCGAATAATAAGAACCAAGAGAGCGCATAGTCCTCATAAGATAGAACGGTTAAAGACATCCCAACTAAGGTTCAAGGTATTCATGAGAGATAATTTCCGGTGTAGGTACTGCGGCAGGACACCCAGCGAGGATAATATTAAGCTGCATGTAGATCATGTTAAACCCATAAGTAAAGGGGGAAAGACAGAGATTAATAACCTTGTTACCGCCTGTTCGGACTGTAATGTGGGCAAGTGGGACATATTAATAGCGTCTACGGCTGATAAACCGCTCTCACCTTGACGGGTTTGATTTAAAAAAACAGATTTTATTCATATGCTGTGCTTTGCGGCAACCTTTTAGCCTATTATTATCTAGTCCACTCGTGATAATGCGGAAGCTACCTGCCGCATGTTAGCTATGATAGCTTGCCGCTACGATCGAAAGCGGTACTTGGAAGTATAGTTCTGTACCCTCTTGATAGGGGAGGGCGGTCATAATTTGCTCAGGATCGGCGAGAGTGTGGGGGGATACCGCCTCTAATACCATACACAACAAAAAGGCCTTCTAAACCACTGGTAGTAAGGTTACTGACGGACTAAAGCCTAACTCGTAAGCTAACCGAACCCGCCCGACATAAGAAGGGTAAATTTAGGCCAGTGGTAAAAATTCTCACCCGCCCGGCGGCAAATTTAACCCCAGTGGGGTAACGGTGCACTTTTAAGCCTGCAAATTTAACTAAAGTGGTAAAACTATGTTAATCACGCCAGTAATAGTAGACAACAGTATCTTAATCTGCCTCTCCAACGAAGCGACGCCATACTGGATGTTTCCGGTCATACAGTTAAATAGTCAGCTGGAGGCCTTGAAGTTCTGTAATTCTGTTCTAAAAGCTGTGGAGCAGATGGGCGCTCATGTACCCGGATGTATCGAAAAGGAGTTTAAGGATTTAGTATGAAAGAATCCAAGGAAGCCGTCAGGGAGCGCGTCAGGCGCTTCAGGGCCAAGAAAAAGGGCGTAAAGCCCGTAACGAAAGTAACACCCTCCGTAAAAACGAAAGAAGCTAAACCAGTCACCCAGGCGGACATCGACCTTTTACCACCTAGTTTTAAGTACAACATAGATTATGTCACGCATCAAAGAAAGGTTTTAAAGCTGCCGGATAACATAAAGGAACGGACGGAGCAGGCGGTGAGGAGGTTCCGTGGATATTGAAACTCGCAAAAAGGAGGTGATGCCAGCTGCCTAAAGTCATAGACCTCAGGGAAATGTATAAACCCACGCCCAGACAGATTTTATTTCATAGCGCCCCTGAAAGATATGTACTTTATGGCGGCTGATTAGGGCGCTGTAGGTGGCGGGAAATCCGCCGCATTATGTAATGAGATTATCCAACTGAGTTTAGACTGCCCCGGGAATGTGGGATATCTGTGTAGACACGAACTGTCAAGTTTCCGCCGCACGACTTTAGCGACCCTTGAGACGTTCCTCCCGGACGGACTCGTGAAGCAACATCATGGCACGGAGTCTTATTTCAGGTTGATAAACGGGTCCATCATTTACTACGGGGGCCTCGGCGACGACCAGAACGCCATTGATAGGCTTAAAAGTATGAATCTGGGCTGGTTCGCCATTGACCAGGCCGAGGAGACCTCGGAAGCACATTTCTTTCTTTTAGCTTCAAGGTTAAGGCTCGGCGTCCCCAAGATACGCTATAAGGGGCTTTTAACGGCGAACCCGGCGCCGGGGTGGGTCAAGCATAGATTCATCGAGCAGAAACTGGAGGACCATGTCTTTATCCAGGCACTACCCAAAGATAACCCTTACTTGCCGGTGGACTATGAGAGTAATTTAAGGAAACTCTACCCGGAAGAGCTGGTGCGACAACTTTTGGAGGGAGACTGGGATGCGCTTGAGGCCGGGAATTATCTATTTAAATACAAAGATATCAAGGATGCCATCGAACGGGAAATAAAGGATGAAGACAAAACAAAGGTCATGGGGGTGGACATTGCGAGATTTGGGGACGATTCATCCGTAGCTTGTGTAAGGGAGGGCCAGAAGACAATCTGGCTGGAAACCTGGGCCAAGGCGGATTTAATGACCACTACGGGTAAGATTATCAATTTAATGCAGCGCTTCAGCCCGGACGCCGTAAACATAGATGTGATTGGAATAGGCGCCGGGGTAGTCGATAGGCTCAAAGAACAAAAGTTT